AAAGCTTAAGTATTGTTACAGTCAAGCTTGCAATAGCTAAGCTTTAATAGTGAAGCTTATAGGTCCTCTGTAGATCCTTCGCCTGTTTCCGGCGCTGGTAAGGCAAGCTGCTCTAACATACCCGCAAGCTGCTCGCGCTGGTCATAGTCAAGCTGACCAACATTAATCGGTTGAACGTCAAGCTTACCCGTCACTTCAATCTGTTGCTTGTCGCTATAGTACTGATTCCATTTACCGATCAGCCTAAGCCTAGTGTCAATCATGGTTCGCTTGTGAGCTGGATCAATAGTCATGTCATCAGCAATACGAATGCAGTCATCAGCAAGATAATGCGTGCCTATTCTTTGCGCATGCGCGAGATCGTCAGCAAAATCAGGCATTCGCTTTCGCCAGGTCCAAATCGTGTCAAAACTTGGCATTCCTTCCATTGCACAAATAGCTGACAATGTGATGCCGTTACAAAGCTTTTCAATGATAGCTATTCTTATTTCATCGCTATAGATCGACGGTCTACCGAGCTTAAGTCTTTCGTGTGGCTCTTTCTTTCTTGTCATGCTTCAAACTCACCTAAGCTTAGCTATGTTGCAAGCCAAGCTTAGGCAAAGCTTGACTGTATTATACGTTATCTGTTTCTTCTTCTTCGTCGCCATCGCTTTCGTCATTGCTTTCGTCGTCTTCTTCTTCCATTGCTTGTTCAACGTAGTCTAGCGCTGCTTCGAGCTGCTCGATTGCTTCATGGATGAATGCTAGCTGCGTCTCATATGGTAACAAATCAAAGTCGTCATTCCATTCTGCAATTGTCGTGGCTTCATCATCGTTTACTAAATTAAAGCTTAACATGGCAATATCGCTGTTTAGGTCTGTCATGGCTTTACCCTTTCATGGCTTGGAAACAGATTAACCCTACCAAAGGATTGTGACGCCGGAAAGACGCGACATTCCTAGTTATGCAATAAACGCATATCAGCTATGCATAAATAAGCTTGACTATAACCAAGCTTAACTATAAGGTAATTACGTTAACGCAAACCAAAGGAGCAAACCATGTCAATTGCGCGTTACGCTGTCTATTTTGTCGACCCTTCCGTTAATGAATATGTCTTTCATTCAAGCGGTCCTAATCGCGAAACTATGCAATCGCAAGCCGATGCAATTAATCGCAATATGCCAAGGATGAAAGCCATTGTGTTAACGTCACATAGTCCAAACGATAGGGTCGATCCTTATCATCAAGACTTTGCTCGTAAGTCACATTTAGAAAAAGCTTTCGCTTAACAGTAACGACGACGCAAGCTTAGCAATAGGCTTGCGTTCTCTTGACTGTTTAAGCTTAACAACGAAACGAAAGGGACTAACATGCTTTATAATTATCAAGTCGCTTTGACGCTTAAGTCACGAAACACAAAAACCGGACCTATACCCGTCTCGACAACAACATATTCAACATGTCCCGACGCTTGTCCGTTACGCAAGAACGGTTGCTACGCTGGAAACGGTCCATTATTTTTATTCTGGCAGAAAGTCACTGATCAAAATGTCGGTGGCTCATGGCAAGCTTTCGTCGATCAAATTGCTAAGCTTAAAGCTAAAACGCTATGGCGACACAATCAAGCCGGTGACTTGCCGGGTAATCGCGTGACAATCGACAAGAAAGCTTTGCTTATGTTAGTGAAAGCCAATATGGGCAAGCTTGGCTTTACGTATACGCATTATGATGTGATCAATAACAAAACTAATCGCGATTTGGTTAACCAAGCCAATAAAGACGGATTTACTATCAATCTTTCGGCGAACAATATCGACCACGCGGACAAGCTTAAAGCTTTGAATATCGGACCCGTTGCCGTCGTGCTTCCGTCAAGCTTGCAAGGTAACCAAAAACTAACAACACCAAACGGTAACAAAATCGTCGTTTGTCCTGCAACGTATCGTGACGACGTGTCCTGCAAGTCTTGTGGCTTGTGTGCAATGCAACGCGATGCAATCGTAGGTTTCCCCGCTCATGGCGTACAGGTAAAGCGTGCCGATAAAATTGCAGCATAATCAAGCTTAACAATAACAACGAAAGGACAATATCATGCGACCTTTATACACAATAGCACGCGACATTCGTAAAGATTGGCTTAAAGTAAACTACGCTGCAAAGCCTTACCTTGACGCTATGTCGAGCCTGTCATCGATTAACGACGCTTTCTATCATGACAGTGGTAAGAGCGTTGTGCGTTATTTTTTAAGCAATGCTTCGACGTGGCGTGGCGACATAGCAAAGGCCATAAAGGCTGAGCTTAAAGCCATGCTATAAAGCTTAACAATATCAAACAACGATAGGCGTCTTTATGATGCCTATCATAACACTAAACCCATGAAACTAAAAGGAAAACCATCATGCAATGGTCAGTTTACCATCGTCTAAACCTACATGTCAGCGCGTCTAATCTTGATTTGATTAGAGCAGTTTGGCGCAAAATTGATCGGACTAAAAAACAACGCGACGCTAGAAGCATGCGACATGCGCTTTACAAGCTCTTGATTGAGCATCATGAACAAGCTCGCGAGGTAGTCAAGGTGTGGCGACTATGACTTGGCTCGATACGCTTGACGCGCTTTATGAAGTTTCCGGGTGGTACGTTTTGTTAATGGCCACATGGGTAGCTTGCGATAAAATATTTGGTGAAAAATAAGCTTGACTATTATTTTTAAGCTTGGCAATATGGCTTTGCTTTTTTAATAGAACAGCAAAACGGAGAAAAAAAAATGACACCGCAGCAAAAATTAGACAACATTGCTTTGCTTGATTTTCGGCTTGCTGGCTGGATTGTTAACAGCAAGCTTATGGGTCTAAGCGATGACGATATTCTGAAAACAGTTAAAAAAATTATAGACGTGCTTAACATCGTGAAAAAATAGGAAAAAAAATGTATATCGTGAAAGACGTAGACAACGTGTATTCATCCTCGATTATTGCTGAGGTCAATACCTTACCAGAAGCGATTCGGGCCATTCCGGGTAAAATTTATCTTATCGAAGAGGATGAGCAGTTTCCCGGCCATCATGACGTGATCACTTGGCAATGCCGCCAATTCGTAATTGAACCTAAAAAGGCGAAAAAAAATGTATGATATTGACGATGAAATTGACAAAATGAACCCTTTGGATCCTGCTGGCTTGGAATTCGCCTATCCTGCAGGCTCACAATATAGCAGCAGAACACGTCAATTCCGTGTTTTAGGCTTTCGTGACCTTGAACATGCGCAAAAATGGAAAGACGCCTACTATGAGCGCGCTTGGGGCTACGGTCCTATTATTCGCATCATTGAGAATGATAAAAAAATTGAAATAACCGTCGACGAGATGACCTCTTGCGATTGACAAGCTTAGCAAGCTTTGCTACTGATTTGACACCAATAACACCAATGGAGAAAAAAAATGTCTATTATCCCGACACTTGATATCTACTCTTTGAGCGATGCTGATCTTGTCGATGAGGCTGCGAAGCTTGATTTGACTATCAAGGCTTTGACGAAAAAGTTTGATGAGGCCAAGTCATGGATACGTGCCCGGCAGCTGGATGAGATCTGCGGCACTAATTTTAAGGCAGTCATCTCGACGCCTAGCATTCGGTGGACACTGGACACGGATCGCGTCAAGAAAGAAATGGGCGAGACATGGTACACAGAGCGTTGCAAGATATCGCAGCCCTCGCCTGCCGTGTCCTTCAAGCCTTACATGACCCTCGACCAGATCAAAATCGCATGATCTTACCTTGGAAAAAAAAGATACCACGCGACATTACGGTGCCGCGTGTTCGCACTTGGTTAATAGCCAAGTTTAAAGTGGCACAATCCAACCCAGCAGATTTAACCTGCGTTTTTGTAAAGGATAAGAAAAATGACGGATAAACCAGAAAAAATAAAGATGATTGACGTAAGCATAAGTGTACCAGAAAAAATTGGTAAAATTATATGGGTGCTAGGCGAAACAGGCATCTATCCGACAGATGAGTTTGATGAATTGGATCCGCCTGATCAGCTAGAAAAAATTAACAGTATTGTGGAAACATTCTCATCGTTCCGATATCGCGCTATGGTGGCTATGATGATGGCAACAGTTGAAACACTACACGGCATCGTCGACGAGCTTTACGAAGATGAAGGCCACGGGGAGGCAATCCACTAATGGCTATCCGTATCGCATCAACAGAAACAGAAAAACCTAAAGCTAAGCTTGTTAAGAAAGCAGCCCCACCAAAAGAAAAGTTACCGATTGAAACTACCCAAAACCAATCAGTAACCCCGGCTCGTGGCAAGCGTGGCTTTGGGTCTATGGACACCGAAAAACGCCGCCTAGCGCAGTCCAAGGGCGGCGCAAGCGTGGCTAGAGAAAAACGGCACTTTGCTGCGAACCCTGAGAAAGCACGAGAAGCAGGGCGTAAAGGTGGCCAAGCGAAAAAGAAAAAAGCAGAGGTATAAAACATGTTCAATGATGCAACAACGCGATACATCATAGAATCGCTGCATGATCGGATTGAAACGCTTGAACGAGAAGCTGCCGAAATAAATGCTTGGATTTTTGATGATTTGCCGAAGTATTTTGAATGGCACCCAATTGAAACTGCACCAAAAGATGGCACTAGAATTATTGTAAATGATCCAAAAAGATCAAATAAAACTTACAAAACAAAAGTGCTTGTGGTTTTTTGGCATAAAGAAAACAAAGAATGGGTAAGCACAATGAGTAATGCTAACATTCTTGCGCCTACACATTGGATGCACCTACCAGATCCACCAACAGAAGAGGAAACAAAATGACGGGATTTACCAGCAAAAAGAAAAGCGCCGAGGTTCGTTGGCTTGGACCTTATGCGCCACATGAACGCCATGCCGATGACACAACCGTAGCCGATTTAGTTCGGCTGCGGTGGGAAAATAATTACATAAAAGAAAGTCTAGACTTTTATAAAAAGCAGCATCTCGACATGATGGATCTGATCGAATCGTTAACCCGGCAGCTTGTAGAGGCTAAAAACTGCGCATGCCGTAAGCGTGATAAAGAACTTGAGCAAATGTTCGAGGAGATGTCTAAATGATGCTATTACCGTGGTCGGCTCGCGATAAAGCTATTCTCATTGAGATGTGGCAGGCAGGCGCAAGCGCGGTAGCTATTGCTCATAAGCTTGGCAATGGACGAACCCGCAATTCAATCCTTGGCTTTGTTCATAGGTTAAGGAGAAAAAATCCTGAGATACAATTACGAAATGAAAATACGCGAAGAACGCCTAACCCAGACGGAATAAAGATTGTTAGGACAAGACCCCAACCAAAGAAAAAAGAACAGCCTATCGTTCAAGTAAACCTGTTTACACCTATTGCAGAAGAACCCGCACCAGATGGCGGCGTGCCGTATTTTGAAACACGGCTATTCCAATGTAAGTACATCTTAAATACCAGCAAAGACCCCCATAATATCCGGTGTTGCGGTGGTGTGGTATATCGAACCACATCATGGTGCCGTAAACATTATGATGAGGTATTTACAGGACGTATTTACCCCGGAACACAGGTCGGCCATTTATCATCTGGCAAAACTCAGGTGGCATCAAAATTCCAGTTTCGTCGAATGTAAGAACTGCAAAACCTTGATGGGCACGGTTTGGCGCGCCTTCACCATATTGAAAAGCTTTATGGTTAGGGTCGCCAAGCATGCCTGTTTCTACGCCCCAATGTGATCCCCGGCGGTTTCTAACAGCTGTCAATTGCTGGGCATGGGTATGATTCGTTACTGTCGTCCAACCCGACACTTGCGCATTATTATATGCCGCATGGATGCCAGCACGAAACCGATGGCGAATCTCTACATCATCATTCAAATGAAACGCATAGCAAAATTCCCACATTGGGAAACGATCCGCTAAGCGCCCTGCATAATCTTCCAATTCGCTGGCTTGGTTAGCAAGGTAATTATCTACCCGCATGTCGTGGTTGCCGATGGTAAAAATACGCCGTTCACATTTAGGCAGCTGATCCATCCAAGCTTTGGCAGCGTCTATTTCAGCCGATACCTTTGGTGCTGCAGATCCTAACGTAGAACCGTGCCGAGATACTCTGGCACCGTCTATGATGTCGCCATTGAGACAAATCATTTTTGGCTTAATCTGTTTAGCTACCTTTACAAATGCCTTCATCATGATGGTATCAACGCCGGGCCAAATATGGGCGTCACCGCCTATAATGATACACCCATCAACTAGTTCGCCTGTTAAAACTTGAGGATATAACCATTGCGCTGTTATCCCATCGTTGCTTTTTTCATATAATTCCCACATCTCAGGATAACGTAATTGAATCATATCCAATCTGGCTTGAACCGTAGACGGCGGCATACTTAGTACCCGTCCTGTGGCTCTTACAACTCTATTTTGTCGATAATATTCTTTTAGTGTTTCTTCTAACACTTCTTTAGCTAATGCAGGCATCGCCATTTTGAACATCCTCATTTGACGTTGGGTGCAAAATACACGAAAAGCTTGTTTTGACAACTACATCATCAAAACAGGGTTAAAATCATGACTGCAGAAGAATTTAAAATCTTTGCTCGATACGTTAAGGAAGAGTTTGGAGCCAATGATAGCGAGCTAGGCAGGGCAATGGGCTTTGCTCGGCAAACCATAAACTTATGGAAACGCACAGGATGCCCACCCTACGCGGATCTTGTAGCAGCAGCTATTGTTGCTGGCTTGGATCCTTGGAAGCCCGGCCCAGAACATCTGCCCAATCCTGCCCTACGACAGGCGGCATCAACACCTGAACTTGAACATGATGTTGAAGAGTTAGGCGCTTAGCTAAAGTATAAGCAGCAGCGTGGCCTGTGAAACTTTCGTCGTGGTCGCCAAAAACTGTAACACTTTGTGCTATAGCTGGCGGCGTCCACTTGGCTAAGTTCTGCGCATTAATTGCTGCCCACACCGGAATGCCAAACAACACCGATGCAGCTATAGCTGTCTCGATGCCCTCAGCTATGCCCATATGTATATCAGCAGGTGATAAGCGAATTGCTGATCCATCTGGCAACGGTCCTGCCATAACGCGACGAGTCGGATTCACGTCTGCCTTCTGCCCATCCTCGGTGATGTAAGTCAGGTGAACATTCTGGGCCGTATCGTCTGAGCCAACAATCTTACTGACCATCAACCAGTAATTAGCACTGCGATATTCCCGTATTGATTTAGAAGCCCATACAAGCCCTAAACGGTTCTTCATGTAGGCGTGTACTGGCCCACCGATGGATGGCTGCTCAGCAAGCCCCCAAATTCGTTTAATGGCCTCTCTGCGCTTGAGATCGTCGCTTTGATCCTTGCCAGAAAGAACCGGGGCTTCTCCTAATAGCTTGGCTATCGACTCAGCGATAACCTTAAACGACTTCCCTGTGGCCAATTGGGCTAGTGTGATTCCGTCCCCGGCACCGCATGAATTGCAGATGAAAGATCCTCTGCCATCCTTGTTGTCAAACCGGAATCTATCTTTGCCACCACAGATAGGGCATGGACCATGCTTGTTAATGAGGTAGTTTGGATTGACCCCAAGCTTGGGTAGAAGTTCCAGCCACTTGCCTTGTGCTATATCCGCTGTTGTTTTTGTCACGTTGTTTTGCCTTAACGATGTTACGGTGTTTAATCCAGCTCAGTGTCGCAGCCGAAGGCGCAAGAGCAATGCCTTTGAACGAATTGGACGGGCCAACCCCAAATTTATCCTTATATGCCCAATAGGCCCACCCGTCTTTGAATCCACGAGTAATCGCGTAGCCTCGCAGTTCTGAATAGAATGTTTCCTTTTCCTGCGCGGAGTAAGCTCCGATTTGTTTTTTTCCATCTCGACTAAGTTCAGCGAGTGTTCCGGTACGATGCTCAACCTTATCAACAGCCTCAGCCTTGAAACCACATGCCGGGCATAAAGCTGTGCGGGGTGGCTTGAGGAACGTGCATTTCGGGCAAGCTTTGGGAAGGGGCATGGTTTTTTCACGTTCAACGGTTCCTTTGCCTTGGCCATCATCTAACCTGTCATGAATGATATCTGTTACAAAACCTAACCGCAGCGTTGTGTCGCTGTGGTCTAACACCAAACAGTATTCTTTGCCTTCAGCCGTTCTTAAACCACGGCCAATCATTTGCGTGTACAGAATTTCTGATTTAGTCGGCCTTGCCAGAATGATGCAATGCACATTCCAATCAATACCCGTGGTAAGCACACCAACATTGCAAACGATCTTTAGGGTGCCATCCGCAAATTGTTTTGCTATCTCTGACCGTTCTTCCAAGTCGGTATAGGCGTCCATGTATCCCGTGGGCACACCTGCATCGAGAAACAGTTTCTGAATGTTCTTGGCATGGGTACGGTTAACCGCAAAACAAATCGTAGGGCGATATTGGCCCTTCTCTAACCACGTCGACACAATGTCGGCGACCAATGGTGCCTTGTCCATTGCGGTGCCAAGTTGTTTCTTGTTGTAGTCACCTGCGACAACAGCCACGCCAGAAAGATCTGGATGGGATGGTGCAAACACCTTGAAGTCCGATAGGTGTTTCAAATCAATCAGTTCTTGCGTTGTCGTGCCGATAATCAAATCATCGTAGATGCGCCCCATGCCCTTTGCCCAAGGCGTGGCCGTCAAACCAACGACAGGAATGTTTTTCCATTGAGGGCTATCAAACCAAGTCTCGTAGAACTTAAACATCACATGGCATTCATCCACGATAACCAGATCAGCTTCCGGCAAAGACTTTCTCCTTGCCAAGGTCTGAACTGAGCAGATTTGAATTGGTTGAGTTGGGTCGGTGCGCTCATGCAAAGCTTGGATAACACCAATTTCCCAAATGTCGTGCTTCTCAAACTTGTCTACGGTTTGATCGATGAGGCTGATCGCAGGCACACAAAACAAAACTCGCTTGCCCTTTTCGCGAGCCATGCGAACAATCTCAGCTGCGGCGATTGTCTTGCCAGCTCCAGTTGGCATTTGCACGACGGGACGGCGATTACCCAAGCTTAGCGACTTGCGTAGCTTATCTATAGCATCTGTCTGATACTGTCTTAGCTTAGCTTTAGTCATGTTATTAACCTTAGTTATATTATTATATATATATTACTTCTTATTATTTCTTCTTGGTAAGGCTATGTATAGCTATACAAGCTTAGTATAGCTACGCGGGGAAAGAACCCGCCTCCGAGCAGGAGGCCAGACGCGGGTCAAGTCACCGTTATCAGTGACGGCTAAAAGGGAGGAATACCGTCACGATCTTACGGTTATCAGAATTTACACCAGATGCAAGTCCTGCTCGTATTTTTTGCAATTGTAAATTACCGTTGAATGCCGGACATCCATGAGTCGGCCAATTTCCGAATACGGCAAATGCAATTCATTTTTGGCGCGGTAAAACAGTTCGCGTCTTACTTTAACGACATCAGGTTTAATGTTTGAACTTCTTACGATATTCGGATCGATGCCGTGCATAGCGGCAATCTCTCTAAGCATAGCTGTAAATCGTTTATTAGGAAGCTTAACTTGTAGGACGGGTTGGTCAGCTAAAAGTTTACTTTCTTGCGGCAATTTGACGCGCTCAGGCGGAACGACACCAGTAGGACCAGTGACGCCGCCCAACCGTTTTTTGACGGCTAAGTATCTGGCTCTTAGTTCATCAAAAGTTTGCGGCTCTCTATCCATGTGTCTTCCTCAATGCCATAAACGGTGACCACCATCGGTATGCCATGTTCCCCCCATTCGGCAGCTATGGCTTGGCAATCCGAATCATCATCTACAACTTTAGTTTTAACCAATAAGTCGCTGGTAGACTTTAGTAAGTTATCCAAATCCCGACGCCTTTTGTCAGGTTTAGTGGCTGATATGTGAATGATATACCGCCCAAGTATTTGAGCTTTGGTCTGCGCTTTGACCATCCAACCAGCTTCTTCAAGCCAAGCCATGTATTCAGGGGAACGATACATACGACCACCTTTGCCTACCTTCCATAAACGGTTCGTGCTGGGGGCCAATGGTAACTCAAGCCGAATCATTCTGTTTCCAATCCAGAAAAAAGTGGTGGAGTGTAATCTCTTTGTTGGTGGCCTGTAATATACGAACCATCAACGCTAAAGATGGGTCTTGAACTCCCCGCTCAATTCTAGAAATAGATGACGCAGTTGTCCCCGCTATTTTAGCCAAATCAACCAAAACGACGTTATTTTTCTTACGCCATTGACGTAATGGATGCTCATTCATTCGGTACTACTCTCGGCCTTTCACGCTTGACTGGTAGGGGTGAAATAACTTCAGGACGCCCCATTGTTACGTTCACCTGTCCACGAATTTCTTTATTGTTCCAAGTCCAGCATTCACCAGTTTCGTCTTGAAACACCACCCAAAGCAGGTCATGCTCTACGCCGTAATCAATCATGGCATGGGCTAATCCCTTGCCCTTGGGGGATATGACAGGAATTGGCGGGTTGAGTTGTAGAAGCATAAGATCCTCTTGACTTTGTTTGCATCATAAGTAAATGATTGAAGCGTTGAGAACAAGAACAGAACAAAATCCTAAACAGGGATTTTGCACGAAAGGTAAAAAATGGCTACCAAATACACCGTAGATATATTGCGGCGCACCATTGAAGTGTTGCTTGAAAAATACCCAGAACTTAAAGAAGATGAAGACCTTAAAGCGGATATGCTTGAAGGATCCACCGATTTTGAAGAAACGATGGAAAAGCTATTGCGTCGCACACAAGATAACATTTACTTAGCCAAAGCGTGTCAGGATGCTGAACGCGATATTTATGATCGCCGCAAGCGTTTTGAAAAACGGGTAGAATTTGGCCGGGAAATGATGAAGCGACTCATGGAAACCGCCGATGTGCGCAAGCTTGAGTTTCCAACAGCTACTCTGTCATTAATGAATACACCACCTCAAGTGGTAATCCTTAACGAGTATGAGATCCCCGACGATTTCATGCGAATCAAAAAAGAACCTAACAAAGTGCTATTGAAAGAAATGTTGGAGAAAATGGATGTGCGTGGCGCTACCCTCTCAAACGGGGGCACAGCCCTCGTCATCCGTGGAGCATAAGCCAATGAGTGCAAAGATTGCATTAGCTCTCCACAACGTAATGACCAAAGTTACGTATGTGCAAAAAGGCAGCGAGAATAAGTTCCACGGCTATAAATATGTTTCCGAAGCTGATCTATTGGAAAAGCTTCGCCCTGCATTGATTGAAGAAGGGCTTATCCTTATTCCATCAGTTGAGATGGTTCGTCCTATGGATGAGCATGGCAATACCGTTGTAGATATGCGGTATGAGATTGTTCATAAGGATGGGGATATTTGGCCGCATTTGATTCGTGTTGCTGGGTGCGGAAATGACCGCTCCAAAAACGGAACTGTAGGCGATAAGGGGCTATACAAAGCTATCACTGGTGCGAATAAGTATTTCTTATTCAAGCTATTCCAGATTGAGACGGGTGATGACCCTGAGCGGGATAGTACGCCAGTAGTTCAAGAAGCCCCACCAGCCGCGCAATCGCATTGGCCGGATTATACCAAAGATTTGTACACTTATATGAGTGCATTTCAGTTTGCCATCAATCTGTGTGTAACCGTTAAGGAAGTGCAGGACTTTTGGAAACAAGAATTGAAAGAAAATTTCTCCACCATGAAATTGGAAAAAGATGGTGAGGATTATGAGGCATTGCGTCAGTTGTGTGCTGATCGTGTAAAAGAAATTAACGCTGAAAAGAAAGGAAAGTAAGATGGCTTACGAACAGCGCGACAACAGTGGATCTCTATTTAAAAATACCTATAAACAGCGAGATAATCAGCCGGATTATACGGGTAATGCCGTTGTAGATGGTTCAGATTACCGTGTAAGTGCTTGGGTGAAAGATGGAAGCAAAGGTAAATTTTTCTCCCTTTCGTTTACACCTAAAGATGCAATGGGCGAAAGTGCAGCCGCCCCGACAGCGCCTTCCTCACCGAGTAAGACAACGACGAAAGCACCAGTCAAGCGTGAGGTAATTGAGGATGAAATCGACGACGAAATACCTTTCTGAGCAAAGTGGAACTGAATATATTGTTCTTTCTTATCGTACCGATAAGCATGGCCATGTGCGCAAGACAAAACTGGGCAAAGGTTTTACTGGTCGCAAAGAAGGAACAATTAACGTCAACTTTGAAGCTGTCCCATTGCCTAATCAGGATGGGGAGTGTTGGGTATCTTTAGTTCCATATGACCCTAACTTTGGTGAGCAATACGAATGACCCAATTTATATCCGATGAAATGATGGAAGAAGCCTTATTGTTTCTCGCCAATCATAGTTCTCTTGGTGCAGAAGCCAGAGCAAATCGGTTTAAAGCGGAGCATGCGCGCAAGAGGATCAGAGCCAATCTGATCCTCACTTCTGAAGAAAAGACATCTGCTATGAAAGAAGCATGGGCAGAACAGCATGAGCGATACGCCGAAGCTGTAAATGATGAAGCTGAAGCTATACGATTTGATGAATATTTTCGCGCTGAACGTAACCGCGCCGATTCGATTATTGAGGCTTGGAGATCTGAGCAAGCCAATCAAAGAGCCGGAACAAACTTCAAATGACCTTGAATGATATTGTGACAATTCCTTTTTCAGAAGAGGATGTTGCATATGTTAAACACATGGCAAGGCTGCGAAACGGTGGCCCCGGCAATGATGGTAAACCAGACAAAAGTTCTGCTTTTAAAGTAAGAAACCAAACGTCTGAAGAAAACCATGTTTTAGGATTGTTCGCAGAGGTTGCAGTCTCGCGGTATTTAGATGCCCCATTTGATGAATCAATCTATTTCGGCGGCGATGGCGGCAAACCTGACATTGTTTTGAAGAATTTAAAGATTGAAGTCAGGGCCACTAAATTTTACCCGCCAATTCTAAAATTCAACGATTTAGTTACATCGCAAGCTAATGTTTATATATTGTGCCGAGTTGGCCCGTTAGATTCACTACGATCATTTGTAGAAATATGGGGGTGCGTAAGTAAGAAACGATTCTTAAAAGAACATACTCAACAAGATTTTGGATATGGATCACGGTTTGTCATGCAAGCGGAACAGTTATCGCCTATGACAGCTATGAAAGAATATCTGGAGGTTTCATGACTGAAGATATGGGAACTACTGCAAGAGGTAATTTATCTGGCAAACGAAAGCTTGCCATATGGGAACGAGAAAGAGGATGCTGCATGGAATGCGGCGTCAAGCTCATGACTGGGCAATTTATATATGAGCATGTCCGTGCCTTAGAATTAGGCGGAACTGATACAGATGACAATATCAGGCTAACATGCAAGCCTTGCGCAAAAGAAAAGACAAAAAAGGATCACAAAATGGCGGCAAAAGCAAAAAGAGTGAAACAAAATTACTTAGGTTTAAAACAGTCGCGCTCACCACTCCCATGTGGTAAGATGTCTAAATGGAAAAAGAAGATGGATGGTACCGTCGTCCCGCGTTGAGCGTGATGAAACTATCCGCCCCACTTCTTGCTGCATTGCTTGTTACAGGGTGTGAAACAACAAGCTATTCAGCACAACCGACCCTGCATGAAATGATTCGTGTGGCAGCGGTTTCGCATGACATCAATCCAGAGATTGCTCTTGGCTTGGTTGATGTTGAAAGCACATTCAAACCCAACATAATTAAAGATGGTAACTACGGACTTATGCAAATACGCATAGGTACAGCTAGAGCTATGGGTTTTAGGGGGTCGTTCACTGAACTACTGATACCCGAAAACAACCTTGAGTATGGTATGCGGTATCTACACTATTGTTATATGAAACACGGGGAAGATAGGCTTGCGCTTGGTTGTTATAATGGTTCAACCTCGCCAAAGAACCGCTATCCTCGTCGCGTTATGCAAGCATCATCTAAATACTAAGCAGCAACACTGCGTGCCACATGGAGCGCCTGCACAATAGCATCGTCTGGCATGCTAAGCATTTGTTCCGTGTGGTGCGCCAATAGCTTCTGATTCCGCATTGATTCGCTAACAAGCTTATCTGCCGCCTTATCAATGACAGATCCGCCACTAGCCCTTTGTTCACGAGGATTAGCATTTGCAGCATTGACACCCGTCATAGTCAAAAGGGTGTGATTTAAGAATGGCTCTAGTTTTTCAATTGTAGATCTGACCGCAGGTGTCGTTTCTGCCAACTTTGAAAGTTCAAGAATTTTATTTTTGTCACCCGAAGCAAGCGTTTCTGCAACTTGTGTAGCAATACGTTTTTGCGCCAAACTTATTGTGCCTTGCACAGCTTTATTTGCCAACCACCCACCTATACCTACACCAGCGCCGACACCCGCTGATGTTGTGGTTAAACCTGCAAAAAGACCCGGAGTTGCGGAGGCAATATCAACTAAATATCTTCCCCAACCGGGCTTGGCGGAATCTGCTAGATTTGCGCTTAACTCAATCCGTTGCACATCATGAGTCATATTTTCCAAATCAACCATTGTTTGAATTTGGTTGGCTTGGGTTCCATTTTTAGATGGAAAAACATCGTTTAGTTTGCCTACAGATGATGCTTTATCAAGGCCTGTCAAAAGCTTATCAACTCCGCCCCTTGCTTTGTCTTGCATGGCAGAAACGAAACCTTCTTGGAATAATCCTAAATTTCCAGCGTCGTAATTTGATAGTGCTTTTCTAGCACCCGCAGCATCAAAAGTGTTAAAACTTGAAGCGTAATTGTATCCAGCTTGCAAAGCATTTTTGGCTTTAAAGAAACCAGACGCGCCGTTGAGAGCAACACCGTATTCAGGATTTTGAGAAATTAAATCATCTCTTAAACCATCGCGCAAATCTTCCAAACGCCCAGCAAGATTATTTTGGCCCTTTTGATATGCTTCATTCACGCTGTCATCAAGGTTTTGTTTAACTTGGTCCCAATATTTTAAATTACCATTATACCCACCAAGTTCTTTTGTGGCTTTTTTAATTGCATCTTCTGCTAATGGGTTCCCAATAACGCTTTGGACAAATGGAGATTCCACATCCCCAGCCATTGGATCATTAAGTGCTTTTTTGTAATTGATATCATTATCAACCTTCTGTTGCGCAGAAATGTTTTCTTTTGTTTGTCCAGCATCAATATCTTTGCCCAATATTTCATTGAGGTTTGAATTGACGCGAGTTGCCGCCTGTTCGCCGCGTTGCGTTATAAAATCATTAATTTTCTTTGCTGCTTCTCTGGCGGGGCCAGTAACATTTGGCGCGATTAACTGCTGATCTTGACCACCAGTAACATCATAAACCGACATTGGCTTTTGCGCTGCTATAGCATCTTGAATTTCTTGATCTGTCGGCGCTCTATTGTTTTCACGCGCAAGCTTAATCGCCTGAGCAATTCTTGTATTTGCTGCTTCGTTAGGATCTAAAATATTACCAACGACTTTTTTGCCTTGAATAGCAACTTCGCCAGTTACGCCTCCGGCAAGAGATCCTAAAATACCCAAAGCAGTTCTTGTGGTAGGGTCAGTTAAACCAATCATGTCTGCGGCTTTGTCAGCACCCTCGACACCAGCTAAAGCCCCTGCACCACGGATAGCTTTTTCGGCCAGTTTCCCCTTGCCAAACATGCCGGGGGCCATGACATCTATTGCCGTTTGAGTAAATTGACCCGGAGGGGTTTGGGATTGATATGCTGGCCCAACTGGCAAAACCTGTCTGGCATACGGATCAACTGCTTGCGCAATTTCTTGCGTAGAATAAGGTCGGCCCTGCTCATTGGTAGCGCGAGCCATATCAACGGCTTTATTTACCAAATCAATTCGGGCTTTGCCTTCGGGGGTATCTGTATCGCCGCGAGCAGCATTGTATAATTTAACCGCCCCGACTTCAGTCGCAGCCACACCATTTTCAATGGCTTTTGAAACAAAATTCAACAAATCTGCAGGTGCATTCACCACGCCAATAGGAAGACGTTCAGTGGCCGCTAACGCACTTTTGGGAACATCATAAGTAGGACGCAAGTCTGGCCGCGCAGACAACATACCAAGATCTGCGTCAGACAAAACAGGCTTACTAGGCAATGTTGCAACCGGAACTTCTGCTGGTTTCTTAGTTGAAACCATTCCCAAGTCTTCATCACTCAAGAGATCTGGTTGCGGCGCTTGATCCGTCATTGTGGAGTAAATCCTTTAATTGAATTTCTGTCCCAACCTTTACCCGCCCAAGTAGCAATAACGCCATTGGGGTATTGTGCTTTCATATCGCCGCCAAGCTGTTCATTAGGAATAACATACTGATACCCAGAACGCCGTAATCCAGAATCGGGTAGATCGCCCAACACTGGAGTGGTTGCTCTTCCATTATCTACAAATTTGCCAAAATCATTTTGGGGATCTTTTTGCCAATTTTGCAGAAATTGATTGTATTGAGCTTTTGTAGCCAACTTGCCATCTGTGGCACGCCAGTTGTTATAATCATTATAAAATTGATCTTCGTAATCCATTGCTCCCTTAGCAAATCCAATGATGTTTCGGTTTGTTTTTGGTTGCAAATCTGGATTCATATTAGCCTGTTTTTCGCCGCTTATTGTAGTCGCCAACAAACGGCCACCCAAGTCTTTAACTCGATCAAACATGGCTTGGGCAGAATCTTTTGCAAATGTCTCATAATTAGGAGAATCGCTATCTAATTTGTATTTATCTACATTTAATCCCAATGCATCTGCGTAGGCTGGCAATTTAGCTTTAATGTCACTTAATTTACCGCTTTGCCATGCGGACAAAATTTCTGAAGCATCGTTGATACGCGCCCTAGCCTGAGGACGTGTTTCAGCTTTAGATGCAAATTCATCATCAAGCTTATTCATATCCGCAACGCTAGTTTTTAAAACTTCCGCTTCTGCAGCTCTTTTTTGTGCAGCGGCAACGGCTGTTGGAGATGGGGCATAACCAGCAGGCTCACCTGTGTCGGGGTTGATTAATTTTGTAGCGCGTTGCCCAGTAGCGATTTCATCAGCTATTTTCCGATTGGCGGCAACTTGCTCAAGAGCTTGTTTTGCTTCTGTTTCCCGCGATTTGCCGAACCCTGACAAAAAGTTATATTCTTTCATTGCATCATCGGCAAGACTGTTAAAATATTCAGGAGTTGCATCAGGCGCTATGTCAGGAAAAGCCGCTGACTTTTGTGGAGTTCCCTTAATTTCAGCAACTTGAATTTTAGGCATAGATGTATCAACATCTCCCTCTCCCGCTCCGAGGGTGGAAGAAATTAATTTAGTAATATCTGATTTTTGTTGGATGGCATCTGGTTCAGGCATGGAAATATCCGCACTAGCTAAACCACTTTGTTCAGTTCCACCTAAGGCAAGACCAACTCTACCTCCTTTTGCACGCGCAGGTGGTGTTCCACCAATAACAAAAGAACTTAACCCCGGAGGAAGTTTTAACATTGCAGCACTATTTTCATAAATATTTATAAATTGTTCTTTGGAAATATTTTCGTTTGTTTCAATATTTTTATAAAATCCCCCTCTTTGCGGTTCATATTTTTGTTGTAATTTGTTCAATAACTCAAAACCGTTCTTGATTTGTTCTTGATTTAATTGCTGCCCACGAAGTCCTAGTTCGCCCTGTTGATAAGCAGCAGTATTCGCATCGGCATATGCCTTAAGCGCGTCTTCTTGGAGCTTTGTTTGATAATCGCGAAGAGATTTTGTTGCGTTATAATATGTTCCCAATCCTTCTTGAGCGCCTTCACCAACTGCAACGAAAGGATTAGTAGATTTGCTGCCAAGCATACCCAAGCCAGCAGCCATAACACCAAGATTTGCTTCATCCGATAACGGATGGCCAACAATCATTTCTGCAAGCGTTCTTGGTTTGTTTGGGTCTGGTGGGGCTTGAAGATTTTGTAGCGTTTGGTTTATTTGACTCCCCATAGATGCAAGTTGGCTGCTATATCCGCCAACGCCGCCGGAGTCGCCATCATCTCCTGCATAACCTTTGCGGCCAACTACGCCACCAGATGCAAAATTATAGTCTGCAGCGGACTGCGGAACCCAATTTGCGTATTTTGCTGTTATATCAGCAGATGTTGGGGAATATGGCGAAAACAATCCGCCAAACGCAGATTTGATATTAGCGCGTTGCCCCGGCGTGGTCGTCGCGGATTTAATGATAGATGTAAGATCAGGACTATCATCCTTGATTGCGGATGCTCTAGGTTCAGTTGTCCAACCTGTACGTACTTTTTGTACGTTAGCAAGAGGCATAATATCAGCAAGAGTTAATGGTGTCTGAGACCCGCCACTTGGTTGGTAAGTGTATGGAATATCGCTAAAATACGTTGATTCAACCCCGCCCCGCAAAGCGTAATTAGCCCGACCCAATCCTTCATGGACTGCCCCACCCATAGAATCAGCCAAGCCACCGCGTGCAAAATGGCCCTTATCAGCAGCATGTTTGGTTGCATCATCGTAGTTAAGATAACGCATGCCTTTGTCGTCTTTATGGACAGCAGAGGGATTGTGCTTTTCAACTTCCTGCGCGCTTAAGCCCATGCGCGTCGTGTCGTCGCCCTTGTAATTATACTTATAAATGTTTTGGCCATCGAAGGTTTTGCCAACAGGCTCCATGTTTTCCTTGAACCGTTCATCGGATCCAAGCAAACCTGTCTGTCCTAAAGCTAAGGTTCCACCAATAATAGATGAAAGCATATTGCCTGTTGGCTGAGACGTAAGAGCCGTGCCACCGGATTGGCCACCAATTCCCAATAGCAAGTTAGCAAGCAATTGCTCATTCTGATACGGGAATGCCTGAGCAGCTTGGAACTGCTGTTGATTTGCGGTATCTGTTGCTTGTTGAACGCCGCGTTGAACCGCGCCAGCACTCATTTGAGCTTGAGCACCTTGCAATGCAGCATTTTGCGCCCCAGTTCCTAATGCGGCCAATTGCTGTGATGTTGCTTGATCGATGCCAAATGCCTGACCAGCAAGACCAGCTTGAGCCTGCGCTGCGCCAACGTCTTGAGAATATGCTTGTTGACCGATATTGGCCAATTGCTGTGCTGTCTGCGAACCAGCGCCAAAATTCTGTCCGGCCAAAGCAGCTTCTTCTTGGGCCGCAGATAGTCCTTGGCCAAAACCTTGCTGGCCCAATCCTGCGATCTGGTTAGCTTGGTTGGCCAATGCTGCACGATTGGCTTGGTCAGCACTAAGATTAACGCCTTGTTGTTGTTGGAATGCGCCTAAACCTTGCGCATAACCCTGATTAAGCAAATTGCCTAACACATTTCCAGTAGCTATGTTCTGTTGGCCCTGCAAAGCAGCACGAGCCAAATCAGCACGCTCACCACCAAAAGCACCTTGCGTAATTTGATTGCCAATTAAACTCTGTTGGTCCATTTGCTGCTGTTGCTGCAATGGAGCAAGTGTACCCTGAACCACTTGGTTCATATATGGGTTCATGTATTGGCTTAATGCGTTTTGGCTAAATTGCTGAGCGTATACAGGAGCGGCTGCATTGCCAGCCAAATTGGTAGCTTGAGTAAGATAATTTTGGCCCTGCCCCAATGCAGCATTTACAGCAGATTCTTGCTGTTGAACTTGAGGAGTTAACTGCGAATACGCGGAATTTAATACATTTGTTGCATTTTGGTTGTATTGGGAGCCTAATTGCTGCCCCAAACCAACTTGACTATATGCAGCTTGAATTTCTGGTAATGCTAAAGCTTGGCCTTGATTGATATCGGTTGTAGCTTGAGCGTAATAAGGTTGAGCTAAGCCAGCTGAAGCATTTACATCTTGAATACCGGACTGCTCAGTGGGGGATAATCCCGCCACCATTTGGCCAGTATATTGTTGGTAAGGCTGGTTATATGTATTCCAAGCCAAACTGGATAATTTATCATAATTCGCCTGTACGTCGGCAGGTGGGAGCGTTGTCGTAGTAGATGTTGCTGTACCTGTAGAACCACACACGGCGAAACTCCAAACTTAAGTATTTACGTCAACTTCATTCGGCGAAGCATTCTTAGCCCCGTATACGAAAAAAGCACCGATAGGCGTACCAAAGTGTTTCTGGTATAGCTCCACTTTAGCATTTGTTCTGTGATTTGACAAAACCCCAATCATAAGGGGCATTTCCAATCCATCCGCTGTATTTTTGGCAAATTCTATCATCTTATGCAGCCGAGATACAGTGGCATTTCTATATTCGGGGCGGACAAATACTGCTGATTCTTCCAAAAATGGCGTATCGGAATAGAAGTTCGTGGCAATCCGTAGCGCCGTCATGGCTTCCAAATTGCCTTTTGGACCTACCACGCCAATGATCCCGCCGTGTTTGTGCAAAAGTGGGCGCACATTGTGGCGAACTTTGGCTTCGTTAAATTCAAACATGCCAATTTCTTGATGCATCAATTTGGCTAAAGTTATAACACCATCTTCGTCTTCAGGCTGGGCAACTCTTACCAAAGGCTCGGTAGTAACACGTTCATACTTAGGCATTCTTTTACGCGCACTCTTAGACAAGCGAACACGTTGTTTTTTAAACATTTCGTCCATTTTTAATCCTTCTTTGGAGGGGCAAGTTTTTGGAGAGTTTTAATATGCTGCTTACGTAATTTCATTACGAATTGGTCCAATATGCGATGACCCAGATCAATATCCCCGTTACCAATACCCAATACTGCATACGGCGGAATAACGTACTCTCCGCCAGCAGCAACAATAGGGACAGGATTACCAGTGTCGTGAGATCCATCGTCATGATATTTTGATATCATTTCTGTAATGTTTTTGAAACCGCTTAGTGTATTTCCCTCGCCAAGAAATGCCACTTCTTCTGCCGGAATGACGTATGCCCCAGCAGGAACATGCATGGGAAGATGGTCTGTGCGACCTGCAACAGGGCTATGAATTGGCCCAACATGCACTATGTTCCCGTTTTGTTCTCCACCACCTGCTTTTCCTGATCGAGCAATATTTAATGCCGCAGCTACGGCTTGGTCATGCGGATGTCCTGAGCGGGACATTTCGCTTATATTCTGGCTGATTGTGGCTTGGCTAGACCCGTGTTTTAATGGCATCACGAATATCCTACAGAAATAATGGACCCAGTGCCGGGGGAAAAGTATAAACCCGTCGCAAATGGAACTTGGATTTGATAGATACCAAGCGTATTAGGAACGGCGTAAATGCGAGAACCTGATGCTGCCGAAGTAGCATCATAAAGATAACCCTGTGTAGAGCCTGCTACTATAACGCTTACGGTGGCCAACCAACCAGACGAAGATTTAATTATTGCCCCGGCAGACAATTCTTTACTGTTTGACGCGCCAGCATGAAAATTTACAGCGTTTGCATATGAATTAATTGCAATAACGCCATTTTTCTGAGTAGTCAGGATATCATCTAAACTAGCCATTAGAATTTCCCGTCTAATTGATAACGGAATTTAATGCCGCCCAATCGCCAGAATGTCCCAACATCTTGAGACGACAATGAAAACGCCATGTAACGCGCCCTGATTCGGCAAGATATGTATTCCGTTGATTGCGTCATAGGAAATGTAATAGACGATACCTGCCCCGATGGCGAACCAGAATAGTAACTGGTTGACGGAGAAGTTGCAGTATCTGTAGCATAATTTGTATAATAAATGGTCACATACACCGTAGCGTTTTGATTGCCGCTATACGTGCCCCATTTCATATCAGGCCAAATTTGGTCCACAAATACAATATTTTCGCCTTCGGTAAGTTGAAAATAACCTGTTTGGAATGATGAAAGCATGGGTGTAGTGGTTGTTCCCACCGCAGCATCGTTACCTACTTCGTGTTGATAGATGTATGTATCGCCACCCGCAGCAATAGGAGATCCCAAGCCAGATTGGTCAATCCATGCTGTACGGCTCAACGTACCAAAATCCCACTGCCCAATAAGGAAATTATATTTTACATATGAATCGTTTTCTGTGGAGTTTTGCGATGGGTAGTACCAAGTTACTTCGTTAAATTGGGAATTAACGCCGCAACATACTTTATAATAATAGTTTGGATTAATGTTTTGAAAAACTACGTCAAATATTGGGCATGGCATTGGTTCCGGGCCGCTGCCTGTCATTACGAAGAAATTACGCTGAGACATCCAGTAAATGGAATTATTTACCTGACCAATGCAATGACGGGATATCGCACCGCAATTTGATCCAATTTTATTAAACCCATAAACAAGTGGGAATCCCACATATTGCATGGCCCACAAATCAATATCTGTCCAAATAAGACCTTGTTGCGGCCCTTGGAAACCAGCTACAATTTTTGAACCTGTAGGAATACGGTAAGAACCTGCTTGATTGGTTACAGTAGCATTCCAAGTCGTGAAGTCTTGTACATCTGACCAACGGATAAGCAACGGATCCGGCGAAAGCGTAAAGCTAGATCCATAGGCTATCACTTGTCGTTCTGGCATGGCGACAAAGATGCCACTATTAACCAATGGAGCTTGGGCGCTTAATATCTGTGCATTTAAAACTGATCCGTTAGGTTGCCAATAATAAATTGGCCCACCCGCTGGGCATGCAATTAAGTCTTGCCCAAAATTATCTAAAGTCCAATCTGTCGCTGTAATGGCTGTGCCGGGATTTGTAATGGCCGTACCAACGCCAAAGCCACCGACGCCAAATCCACCAACACCAAACCCAGTGCCAATCGGCTGCGGCCCGACACCAATATAATAAACAGATTGGACATTCCCGCTATTAATGGCAGTAGGGCCAGCCGATGATGTAGCTAAGTTAGATGCGGCAAATGTAAATGATCCTGCACTGGGCACGCTTACAACAGTGTACAACCCAGATAATGTAATCCCGCCAATTGTAAGCGGCACACCTATATAGAAATTAGACCCTACATTATAGCCGTGGTTGTCAAAATACCCTGTAACAATAGAAGATGACGAGGTTGTCTGAAACGAATAAACACCAACTAATTTTGCTGTTCCCGTGCCAGCGCCAACGCCTGTGGCATTAAATATCACGCCAACCGTATTCGCCGATGCGCCAATTAACGTGTAATCCGTCGTGCCAACGGTTACAATTTTGTACGTTTCCCCCACAACAAAAGAACCTGCTGTGGTATTTGTTGATGTATTGGCTGTCGATGTTGCTGCAGATCCGGCATTAATTGTGTAAGTTGTTCCCGCATAGGTCAATAACTGGTAGGGACCAGTAAGCACCAGCCCGCCAACAGAAACAGGTGTTACAAAGTCAACGTAGTCAAATACAGTCAATACCGTTGTATTAGAATCCGTGACTGAAACTGTACTAGATCCAGCTGTAGTTGCAAAAACAGGGGCGGTATTTGTCGTAATTGTGCGTGGCGTTATATCCGCCAAATTTCCATTAGTTAAAACGCTTAACGAAGATTCTGAGCCAATACCAAGATGGTTAATGGCATTTAAATCTGACCACGCTTTTAATGCGCGAATCTTGGACCCAATAGCAGAATTAAAATATGCGACCCATCCGCCCAACTTTTGAGCGAGGCCAAATCCATTACGCTCTGATAGAAACCGAACAAGCTGCGATGACGAATACGCAGCCTCATTCAGCACTGGTGTATTGTTAGTTTCTACGCCGGGTTTGAGCTTTATGGTTCCAAAGGGCATGATTAGCCCCTAGTCGGTGAAGCAGCAGGAGCAGGCGAATAGGATGTCCATGCCGCCGCTTGGAATTTCTTGCGGTTTTCTTCTATCAAGGCGCTGGCTTTGAGTGCTTGATACTGCGACTCATACGTTTGAGCCATCTGGGGGTCATCATTTAAGCGGCCAAAGTTGCGTTGGAACGCCGAAATATAGATCATGGATGCCATAATAAACATATCTGGCAAATAGGTAGATATGAATGTTGTGGTATTGGACGCAGAAAGAGGCGCAGAACGAATTGTCCCGGTCAATCTAACCGCATAGCTTGAACTTGGAGTTGGTCCTACGATGATATACTGGCTTGTATTACCTGTAGTATTAGTATCGCCGCCATAAACAGCAAAATACTGAGGCAGGCCAGTAGCAGATCCCGATCCGTAAACATTTTGTATAAATTCCTTGCCAACGGGCAATAACGGCGTGGAGTTTCCTGACCCGTCTATAACTTCAAAAGTTTGAGGAACAATGAATTGAGACGTTGGCAGGGTTAAAGTATTATTTCCACCCGTAAATGTGTAAGCATTTGTGCTAATTTGCGTAGACAAAAAGTCTAAGTCTCTTTGCATACGAAGTTCTGCGTAGTCAATCATGGACGGGATAATAATTGTAAAATTAGTATCCGTGACAGGGACTACTGCCATTGTCGCTATTTGCTGCACATATGATGCGTATGTTAACGACATAATTTAACCCCTACGACGCCATGTCAAAGGCAGCCTTTTCCACAGACGCAACTCGACTTGACCAACCACGTCCAAACGTACCATAAGTTGGCAAACTTTGCAAAAACGCTAATCTTTTTTCGCAGACTCCCGTAGCAATCTCACGAGGGTTAGCCGCTTCACAAGCACTAATTGTGGCTTCCCCGACTTGTCCGTCTTGAGCCACACCGAGTACCTGCTGAAGGGTTTTCGCGGCACGGCTTACCCCACTATTAACAGCCATATCAAAAGTGGCATAGTCAACGCCAAGAGGAAGTGAGTCGCCACTGATTTTATCCCAATAATTAGCTTTATACAAAGGTGCTACATCCTGCGGTCCTAAAGCCCTCATTTCGGCTTCGGTTACAGGATTTCCTACCCAACTTTCCCAAACCGCTTTAGTGACACCTAAATTGGTCATTCCGCCGGGGTCTTTGGGGTTATTAACAAATCCGCCTTCTGACTTAAGAACAAGGGCTAAACATTGCTCAAAATTATCTGCACTCACTTTGCATGCACCCCAAGTGTTTTTTCGTAAGTTCGAAGACCTGCCATGCCAAGCATAGCTGTTACCAGTTCCATGAGGGATGAATCCAAAACAGGCAGATCATGCCACCCCGCCCCGAAGGCAATTGGACGCAATAGGTATTGGTACGAGAGGCCAATAGCACCAACCCACCCAATAGCAGGACGCCAACCACTAACAAAAATATTTGTGCTTTGTGCTTCATTCGCGTTTACCGTGTTCTGCTGTGCGTCCCAATCTTGCAAAGAGGAACGAAGAGCTGCTTCAGCTTCCTGACGCTGATTGGGATCAGGAATGAATTTGTTTACAATCTGCAGTCCTGCGCTAATTGCATCGTCAATGCCAAACGCCATGTTACTTCACCGTCACCATAAGAAATACGCCAATTGCGCCAATACCTAATACCAGAAAACCGACAATACTGCTAACCATAATCAAATCCTTGCGGTTTTCTTCCTGCTCCTTTAACGCCGCCGCAGCTTGCCGAGCCGCCTCTTTTCGCATCTCAATAACCTGCCGTTGGATACCTTCCCACGCCGCAGGACCATATTGGCCCACGAACATGTTCTTTACTTGAAGCTGCATATCCTGAGCTTTGGCTTTAACAGCGTAGCGTTTTACCGCCTCCGCTTCGTAGTCCGCTTGGCTTTGGAATAATTTTTTCTTATGCGGCGTTGATGTTACCGTAACAATCTGGCCGATCTTACTGAATAAATTGCTTACCTTCTCCGCAGTCTCCATCATATCCCGACCCGAATCAACGGCGGACTTGATGCTATTGTAGATTGCAGTCGCGCCAGCGATGAGGGTAAATGGGTCCATTATTCTGCCGCAGGAGTTTCAGGAGGTGTTTCTGGCGCAGGAGCTTCAATCTGTGGTTTGGCTTGACCATGCAAAAGCGCAATCAAGTCAGCCACTTCGGAATAAACGCCGGCGCTTAAATGTTTAAGCACGGTATTGATGTGAGACACCGTCAGTTTTAATTCCAATTCTAAATTGTCCATAATGTCCTCCTAAAAGGGTGGTGTTTGAGATTGGGAAATAGGTTTAGTCAGTTGACCAATTTGCACCGCAATTAACTCTTCAACGCCTGGCATACTAATGCACTGTGAAACCCATTGTGCCGCAAGGGACTGAGTAATGTCGTCATAGGGAACAAATTCTGCCGGATTAGGCGTTCCTAAATTAGCAGTGCCGGATGAAGACGACGTGACAGACCCATCCGTACCCGTACACACCCAGTTAATGGCCGTAACCACATTGGGCAGTCCGTTTGATAGTGGATTCACTATAAATTGAGGGAACGACCAAGCAAAATTCATAACGCCCCCGCATCAGAGTCCCAATATCATCGCATAAGCAATAGACTGTGCTTGTGTAACATTTCCAACGCTTGATGAACTAGCCAAACCAACATTAGTCCCGTCGCAATACATAATAATGCTATAGGTGCTCGGAATAGCCAGCGTGCCGCCTGCTGCGGCATTGCTGCCATTATTAGATCCTATAGATACGGTGTATATGCCCGTGGTATTATTGGTAACAATCCACATCCCGCCAACGCTTTGTGGCAATAAAACCAATTGATTCGCCGCTAATGCACCCGTAAGCAGGAACCTCATGCACTGGGACGTGTTACCCGCTGCCGTGGAACTAGGGGCCGCAATATTCGTATACGTTGTACTTCCGCTGGTGCTGACCGATACGCTAGTCGTATTGCCAAACATCTGGTCAAGGATGGTGGCGTTATAGTTAAGCGGCTGATCCCACGTAGGGGATGTGCTATTATACGCTGGTTCGTTTAGGGCAAGGTTGGTGGTAATACTCATTTGTCAGCCTTCCCATCCAGCTTGTCGTAAATACGCTGGAACATGCTTTCAATGTGATCCATGCGTTTGTCCAAATCTTCTTTAAGGACGTATTCTT